TAAGGTTCAAGGGTTGCGGCAGAAAGACCTGTTCAAGAATAGAAGATTTTAAGCGTTTTTTTGGTGATCCTGTTAAAGCCAATCCGAATATGAAATGGATTAGACCAAAGCATGAATACATGAGTCATCACGAGCTGGAAACAATTATGCCTTTGTATGAAGACATGATAAAAACGATGGGAGCTGACATAACTGAAATACGCCGAGGAATTGGAGAGTAAAAATGGAAACACATGAGCTGACACCAGGGCAAAGATTACGTTTACTCGGACACGCGATTTATGGCCGCTTTTATGGCTATAATAATGGGAAGGTTAAATTCTTAGATGAAGAAACCAATGAAATTAATTATTACGAGAAGGATGAGGTAGAAGTTGCTTATGAAAAGTGGAGCTGAGAAGAAAATTTATGTACCAACTTTTTGGGAGTGGTATGACGAAAACAGCAGAGAAAGTGTTACACCCTACACAAGAGAAGAAGGCAGAAAAGTTTACGATCGCCTGGTAAAAGAAAAATTTAACTTCCCACTTTGGAATGAATAATGGCCAGCATCCCAATCATGGATTTCACCGATAAGAAATCAAAGCGATTCGATATCGCCGACAACATTTATCAAACAATGCTGGTTTTTATGCCAGAGCAATCAATCGAGAACCTGGAGTCGCATTACCTGGACAATAAAAAAGCAGTAGAAACAATGCGGCGTATGAATCCTAGTCTTTATGACAAACTGATTTTGGCTTTCAAGGCCAGAAAAAAAGAGATCCTGGAGAAAAACCAGGACGATAAAGATTCTACCGGAACGGCGGACCAGTAAACCAAGCAACCACCACATATCGATCGCCCTGGGTGATCGGATTCACCTTATGTGAGATAAACGAGCTGAAAGCAACGACTTCACCCGCCTTCGGCCGCGTGCAACTCTCCTCTTCGCTGGATCGAAAGCATATATCGCCGCCCTCATAATCGTCATTCAGCAGCAAGCTCATGCTGATCTTGCGTAGAGCTGCTGTTCCCTTTGGCCCAATGTCAATGTGGTATCTATATCCATTGGATGGCGCCTTATAGTGGATAATCTGGGCCCTTTCGATGCCAGATATGTCGTATTTGAAGTATTTATTGGCAGAAACAGCGATTTTATTCAAAATATCGTACAAACGGACCTGTTTTTCATCAATCGGGTAGATCTCAGCGTCCCGGATCGACGTTTTTTCCACTTTTTCACCCTGGGTATGGATCCTACCGGGCTCTTTTTCTGCATCAACCAGGTAATTCATAAAAGAATCGACGTGATCCTGGCCAACATCGAGGCCTGTGACTCCGTGATTAGGTAGATTCTCTGAGCTCATAGTCTTTCCAGTTGGTTTTCAGTGTTTCCAGCCAATCATCCATCGACATGACACAGATCTTGTCGTTTTCATGCGGCCAGTCCAGGTTAATTGCATACAAAGGCACACACACTCGGATCGGTCTGCGGTTGTATTTGAAGATCAATACCGGGATCTTATCGCCGGAGCTGTCACACACTTGATCCCACCAGGCGGATTTAATCCAGTCGCCTTCTTTGTAGAATTTACATTCAACTGCATGAAAGGGAATGTTTAGATCGCATAAATCTTTTTGCTGGTATTGATCCAGGTTCCTTTTTGTCTCGTAATCGATTCCGTTGTCGACAAAGAAACCATTGAGAATTTTGGCTATATCTCGTTCAAATTTGGCGCCTTTGTTTCTCGAGTTGATCGGCATTAAACGAGTTTATAAAAGTTAATACAAAATTACAAATCTAAGGAATCATTTTGTGCAGCTGCCATTTCTTGATCTTGGGCCAACAACATTGCACCAGCCACAGGTATTGCAACACCATATTTTTTAGAGATATCGATTACTCTGTCGTCAAAAATAACATAGTTACTGGTTTGGTCACCGACTTCCGAATACCGACTAAATTCATCCAGGTATTTATTTCCTTTAATACCAACTGAATCTAATAACTCAGATGTTTTTTTAGCACCGATAAGCCCCTTCAACTCTCCTGTTAGACTGGCTCCACTGAAAGGTAACGGATTAGGAACAGATCTTTTTATAGCTTTTAATTCTTTTATGTAGTCACCAATGGTTTCTAGGCCTTCTAAAAAATCACTTTTTACAAATCCTTCATCAAGATTCAAACTTGAAATGGGTATTTCAAAAAGGTCATCAATTTTTTTCTTTACAGCTTTGTTTTGCTCGTTGAGCGGTTTATCAAGATCAAGCAATTCATCTGGCGTTACTTTTAGTTTGACTTCATAAAGTTTTCCCGTGTCTTTTATTTTAATTTTGTCTATATTTTCTTCCAATAATGCAAGCTCGTCGGCATAACGCATTTTTTCATCAATCGTTCCGAAATCTTCTGCTCTTTTATAAGTTTCTTTTACTTCACCTAGCCATTTTCCAGTATCTTTGCCTGTTCTGTTTATTCTTTCAAAAAGATAAGTGTCAAAATATTCATTGCCTGTCGTGCCAACATATTCGTTGCCGATCCAAACTGGCTTTCCATCGTATTCAATGACAGCGCCCAATGCTTCTTTGTAGTTTTTTCCTACTTCATCTGCTTCTGCAAAATATAAACCACGGCCAAATGCTTGCACTCCTTCACCTGTGCCGATTTTTCCAATATCAAACTTATCGAAATCAGCAGCGGTTCCATGATAAGCAGTAATATAGTCCTCGCTTTCTGGTAAAGATGATAAGCCTTTCGCTTTTGCACCTTTGCTGGCCTTGCCTACAGCTCCGATCCCTTTGAGAGCTGTTCCAGCAATCGCTCCGTATGGTCCTGTGAGCGGAATTGAGGCATAAGCAGCATCTCCCAGGACACCAGCTGACTGCAAAATTGCATCCAGGTATTGTTTGTTGGCAATGTTTTCAACAAAGCTCGGCATTTGCTCGGTAGGAATCATTTGTTCTTCGGTTGGCATCTCTGGATAGAAACCAAGATAGTCTGAGATCCCGGAGCTGGGTGCCATCAATCCAGCCATCCAAGCAGCTTGAGCTGGCAAAGCGCCTACGCCTTCGCGATATGCTTGTGCTTCCTCCTGGCTGCGGAAGGGTTGAATTGAAAACTCACTGACCATGTAAGAAATTTAACACAAAATGAGCTCAGATAAAATTTTGTCGTAAGGAATCATTTTTTTTGGTGATTCAATGTATCTAACTTAGTTATATTTACCATCGCCATGGCCAGCGCCAAATATGGGGTGGTGGGGCCCCAGGAAAAACCAGGCCCTAGGAAAAAACGGATCCTAGGGACTCCAAGCCCCGCAGCCAAAGGGCTGCGACACCGCAGCGGACATGCTGCGAGCTGGCAGCGGATCGGCTGCCGTTACTGTTGTGCTCACAGTTTGCACATAGTTGCATATAAATATTAGAGCTTGCAATAGGAAAAAAGTCAATAATATCAAGGACTTAGGGCATTTTTTGTAAAAAAACAAAAAAATCTGAGCTCATCTACGGGAGAGGGCCATAACGAAGTTTATTCTTTACTTATCCTTGTCAGAGTAAGTCGACGTATCAGATCCGAGCAGCTGGCCCAATCTTTCCTTGATTTGATCCCTGGACATCTTCTCCAGGTTGGCGTTGATGTTGATGTTCTGCGACCGATTGATTGACAGTCCGCCGAGTTGGTTCAGCTCTTTGATCGCTGAAACCGCAGCATTAAATTGTCCATTATCGTAAGCACTTTCCATGATCTTCCACAGCATCGTCCCGGTCTTTTGTGGTGTGATCGCATACTTCTCTCGCAGCTCATCCTGTTTGATCCGGATGGCCTTAACCACATTCGGATAATCCTTGCCGTTTAGCATTTTATTGGCAGCTTGACTCGGGAACTCGTAGCCAGCTTTCCTGGCCGCCTCGGTCATACCGCATGCACCTTCGGTGTAATGCCAGACAAAGCTGACTTGCATCTCGGTCAACTTATGCTCCTCATCCTTCTCGAATTGAAGCGGTGCATTAACCATTGGTTTCTTGGGCTTTCTTTTTGGCATAATTTAATCTTACCTCATTTTAACTTTTGGATCAGTGCACAGAGGGTAGTGTATAGCCACTTCTAAATACCCGCTGTGTAACCCATAAGAATACAGTCTTATAACCACTATTTAATATTATCTTTATATATATATACACTATACACTAATAAGACCTCTAGACCGCATAGATAAAGCATTTCAGCATACCCTTTGCTATACCCTTTGCTATACCCTTCTTGTGCAACCCATTGCTTTAAATCGCTAATCATTACTAAAGATTGCATATAGTAATATCCCAATCATTGCCAGCCCTAACACAAAAACAAGTGTGCCTAACACTGTTAATAACTTATCTAGAACAATTCTAAATTTGGTTTCATCGGTTTCACATAGAGAATTTCATCAAAATTATCATCAAATTTTCCCATTCTTTTAGCTGAATCTTGAGGTGAGCCTTTAGAGAACATTAATACATTTTGATGAGACTTAGAAATTTTCCTACTGGCGTTCATAAATTTTTCTGCTCTCATTGCAGCTGTTGCTGGCTCTTGTAGTAAAATCATCTCATTATAATATGACATTCCAGCATCTTCAAAAGCACGAATGGTATCTGGCACAAATCCAACATATCTATCATTTTCTCTAACTTCACCAACTACAAAAACAGCAAAAGAATTATCATTTAATCGTTCACATGATTTCCTAATAATCTCTCTATAATCTTTAATAAAATCATCATATTTCATTGTAGAAATATCTTCTGCATTATCAGAATAAACTTCAAGATTATAATATGGTGGACATGAAAATAAAAAATCAAACTTTTTTTCTAATTTGTCAACATTCAATCCGTTATCACATATCCAATTTGGCATGTAACTTTCACAAATTTTCTTGCCTTGCATTATATTATGCTCTATCTGATTTTCAGATAAATCAATTCCTGTATAATTTCTTTTCAATTTACTTGCAACTATACCTCTGACAGAACCACCAGCAAAACAATCCAAGATATTATCACCCTCTTTTGTGAACCATCTATACATACATTCACATAAAACAGGATCAAAAATAGAAGTATCATTTTGCTTCATTCTTTTCATCAAAGCACTGAGGCTTAAAAGATTTTCAGCTCTTCCTAAATCACTTTCCATACCTAAACTTTTCCATATTTTTTTTCGTTTTTTCCATCTACCAGATTTTACATCTAACACACTAATAGGTGGAATTACGAATACCTGTTCAAGCCTACCCGAGCGCTCTTCAATCATTCCAATTACTCCCGGATCCGCTCGATGATCCATCGTCAACAGCGGTG